TACCAGTTGTAACTCCAACAATTCTTGCTGAACCGTTATCGATTGCAAGAGTTGCTGAAGTTCCTGATGGAACGCAATAATCACTCAACGTAGCCGTTGGTTCTGTTCCAATTGCCACAAATGCATTCGCACCAGTCGCTACTACTCTTAGAGTGTTAGTTCTTCCAGAAAATGCTGCTGATTTTGATGATGTTGTGGATGTGGTAAAAGATACACCAGATCCAACTGGCCTATGAGTCATTATTTTTACAAATCATTTACTAGTTATTTATTAATTATTATTCTTCCTCTTCTTCTTCGTAGTCACCAAACATTGAGGATGCTACTACAGGTTTAAAAGAGTCAATTTTTTCAGCCGCTTTAGAGAAAAGCAGATCTTTAATTTTATCACTGATTTGTGAAGGACTTTCATCAGTAACAATCATATCCATTAATTCATCCATGATTTTTGTAATAGGTAATCGTTGTTATTTATTAAATCTCACCACCTTTGGGCATTTTGACTTCGGGTGGTTCAACTGATTTTGCATTGATTTCTGGTTCCATTACAGGAGCTCCAAGATCTCCAATTGCACCAGGAACTGGTTGTCCTGTTGCAGGATCAATCATCATCTCCGCTGGATCTGGAATAACTCCAGTTTTAATTTCTTTATCGATTAGTTTATCTTGATCAAGGATTTCTTCATCAGTCTGGCGAAGAATCTTACGACGAACATAATCTTGTGAAAAATACTTGCCAATAAATGGTTCTGCTTGAGTAACCATATTTAAACGCTCCATCAGAAGCTCAGATTCTTTAAGTTCAGAGAAGTGATTATCATACAGATAGTCATACTGAATATGCTCACTCATCGTCTCCCAATCTTCGGGAGTGATAATATTCTTAAGAATAAGTTGTGTCTTAAGCATATCATTGAACATATTTGAGAATCTCTTTCTCAAACGTCCAACAAACTTACTGAACTTAACTTCATCTCTTAAGATTTCTGATGAACGACCAAGATTAAAACCACTGTCACCACCAACTCTTGATGATGGAACATTCAATGAACGATAGAGTTTATCTTGAAAGTATTTAATATCAGTGATTTCTCCCAGGTTTTGTCCACCAGGAAGTGTAGTAATTTCTGTTCCACGACCACCTTCACGTCTTGGAAGCCAGAAATCTTCAAGCATACTCATGTATTTTTTGTCATCACGAACTTCACCTGTGTTTGCATCATACACAAGTTTGTTGCGATAACGCATCATAACATCACGAAGATATTGTTCTGCCTTGATCTTAGGAAGATTACCTACGTCAATATAGAAAATTCTTCTTTCTGGTGCTCTTGATAAACGATAGATAACCAGAGAGTCTTCAATCATACGAAGTTGATTGAGAGCCTTAATTGCTTTGTGGAGATATGAAAGTGTTGATCCCTTATTTCTATCTACAAGACCTGATGTACAATATGTGATTGAGTCTCTTGCAATCTTAACACCCTTTTGATCTCCAAGAGATGATGGATTTGATGTAGGATATGTTGCTTGAGGAGTGTAGATAAAGTATTCCTCGATTTTAGGAAACTCATATTGCATCGGATTATCATCGTTTCTATTCGCTAATCGAATACCACGATCATCCTTATCAGTTTTTTGAGTTTGTCTTACATAACGAATTTTCATCGAGTCAATGTATCTTAACTCTTGAATACCTTCTTGAGGATTCTTAAGATCAATGACTTTATGGTAATAGATTCTACCGTCAATATACCAGTTTCTATAAATCTCATGGCACTTCTTATCAAAATCTAAAAGATCTAAAATATGCTTGAATTCTTGTCTAATCTTCTGCTTGATTCCATCACTTGCATTTAAATTTGACAGTTCAATTTTTACTGGACTATCATCGGAATCTGAAACAATTGCTTCGTTTACAATATCTTCGATTGCACTATCACACTCTGGGTGCAAAGCCATCTCACGATATCTTTTGATTAAGTCAAATTCAGTTCTATAAATTCCCTCAATATCGACATAAGAACCAAAAAATCCACTGGTTAAATAGTGATCAACCCCGTCCTCATTATTGGGAGGAACGGGGGAGACAACCCCAGGTGATAATGGTTCTTTATCTTCAATAGAGAAACCAAAAAGTTTTGCCATTATTAAAGTGTAGACTTATTTGTACTATTTATCAAGCGCCAGAACCGGCAGCCTCAGGATAGTAGTACTGAATTTGGAACTCAACAGTAAACTCTTCAAGTGCATTTTCAGTCTCATATGACAGTGGGATGTCGGAAACTGAAGTTGGGAAGATGTCAACAAACTTATACTGTGCTAAGATGTTTGCTGGCCCTGAAGTTGTTCCCTCACCTTGTTGAGAAGCAGCAGTTCTTCCGAGTTGGTAAACTGTAGCATTTCCCATGTAATCTGCTGGATTTACCAGACCAGAACTGTCTCCATACTGAGCAACGTTTTGCATCCATGCTTCAAATGCTCTTCTGTGACCGAAGTTTTCATCATTGATAACAGTGATTGTCCAGTTATCAAATGTTCTTTCTCCAGCAACCTTTAAGGTTCTTCCTCTAAAAGGAACTGCTACTTCTGCAACTGTTGATGCAGGAAGTGCAGCAGCCTTACAAAGGAATCTGAAGTTTTCAGCATCAAAAGTTCCAGTTCCATCATTTTGAATTGCAAGGTTTATTCCTGTTGGGAACGTAACACTAACCTCAAACAGGTTAGGACGTGCGCCACCTCCAATGAGTTTTGACTTGAACTGTGAGATGTTTCTTGTTGGGATTTGTGCCATTTTAGGATCCTCCTTAGTAATTAATTATATGATCAAACAGTTCCTGCAACTTCCTCAAAGCTAACTCCAGTTCGAGTCGCTACGAAAGTTAAGGTGACGTAGTTAATTGACCTTGTTGGTTTCAGATAAATGTCAGCTCTGAATTCATTATTGTCAATAACATCAGGAGTGTTATTTGTTTCGTCACAAACAACTAAGAAGTCATACAGACCACGCTTTGCCTGAATGTCTCTCAGGTATGGTTCAACAATATTGACAAAGTTTGATCTTGTAATTTGATCGTTCAGTTCAAAGAGTTGAGCATTTGCAGTTCTTTCAAGTGCCTGCTCAATGGTCAGGAAGAGGCGACGAACGTTGATTCTATCAAATGCGGAAGCATACGATAATGCTGTCTTATCTCCATAGAGAATGACACCTGTTCCAGGTTGATTAATAATCGAGTTAACTCTCAGAGAATACAGTTGATCTCTTTGTGTTTTTGATGGATTGTATGAAAGTTTGGTTGCATTATTCAATATACCTCTTTGTTGGCCAGCAGGTGAGAACCATGGATAAGAAGTGATCGCTGTTCTTACCATTAATCCTGCAACATCACCATTACATGGAATGTAACGGAAGGTGTTGTTGAATCTATCAAAAGTGTACTTATATCCACTATCAAACACTGCAAATGATGAAGATGAAAGTGGTGAGAAAAACTCGATCAAGTTAGTTGTTTGTGTAGTTGAGTTTGTTACATTAACAACGTCAGCTCTATGTGTTGAAACAACTGCTAAACAATCTTTTCTTTGATTTGCCACAGAAATTAAATAATTGGCCTTTGCTTGCGATTCAAACTTGTTATGTAAACCTGGACCCATAAGTAAGTAGTCTACAGCAATCTCATCTTTGTTTGAGAATAACCCATATGAAGTCACTAAATCTGCTAATGCCGCAGTCATTCCATTTGATGCGGAATAGTCAACACCAGCTGTTAAAGTATATGCAACATTTCCAATCGCACCAAATCTTTTTCCTTGTGCAGGAAGGTTCCATTGACCTTCAGATTCTGTATTTTGGGTAAATGAAGTTGAAAATCCTGTTGCTCTTGGAGTAGTTGCGTTATAACTATCTGCCCCCACAGATGGATTGTCGCCAGCATAAATATTTTCCGAAAAATCTGCAATGTAATTTTTCCAGAAAATTTTCTGCGGAGAATTTATTGCTGATACAGCGTCTGTGGCTTTAGAGAGTCCAATATGTTTTTCTAAAAGATTTCCTTGAATACCAGTAATAGTTCCTCTGTCGTCATAAACTACGACATGAATTTCATCGTGCTTACAGTTTCTTTGAGAACCATAGGAAGAAGTTCCTGGTTTTGGTGCTAAAGATTTCCAATATATCGTTTGATTTGAAAGACCAAGGGTTTGTTGATCATACCAATCAAGCACAGATGCTGCTGTATTTGTTGTTCCTGTTTGAATACCACTAGCATTAATAAATTTTAACGAATCATTTGCTGTGAATGATGATACTCTCTCCGATTGTTTATAATCAATCTCAGTTTCTGTTCCTGTAGAAGAAACTCTGGAAAATATTTTTATATCAATACTACTATTGCCATTGGTTGCATCTGTAGTAACTCCTGTAATTATGCCTTTTAAATAACCAGTAAATGAATTTGTTGTACCATCTCCAGGAATAGTAACGCCACTTAAAGCAACAGTAACTCCAATACCGATTGTAGCTCCAGCATCAAAAAGACTTGTTGTATTGATTCCAATTGTTTGATCTGCTTTGCTATCAATAACACAAATCTTCATATTATTTGCCCAAGAACCTGGGTTCTTAGCAGCAAAAACATAATTTACACTATCTGCAGAGTGATTTGCAGTGTAATCGTCATAATTATCAATTTTTAATACGGTGGTGGCAGCGTATCCAACGGCAGCGTTTGCATTATTTAATGTGCTTCCAGAAGTTCTAACAACTTTTAATGCACCACCATAACTGAGGAATGATGATGCAGTCATCCAATACTCATATTGAGCATCAGTTGAAAGGGGCTTTCCAAATGTATTGATTAATTGTGCTTCAGTTGCAATATTGATTGGTTCATCAACAGGACCTATAGCAAAAGGACCCGCAATTGCTCCGATATTATCGAGAACATTATCAGCTCTCCCTACTGTTAAATCAACTTCCCTGATAAGTACACCAGGAGATAATTGAGGAGTCGCCATGTTTTTCTCCGTTAGACTCAGTTTATCTAAAAAATATTTATTAAAATGTTACTTTTGAGTCGGGAAACAATGCATGAACAAACTACCAGTCAGGATATTCCCATTTGTCAAAAACTGTAGATTGCAGTCTACTCAAAACTACTCTCTTAATCGTGCATTCTTTGCACTCATAAGAATAGGATGATACTCCAGATCCTTTTCGAATTTTATAAAAATCCTCTATTAAATTTTTTTGCTGCCCACAAGATCTGCAAGATCGTTCTTTGAATAATAAATGCCCAAGTTTTAGTTGGTCATCCAAGTCCATCATTGATATTCCCACATATATGCTCTATCACCATATTCATCGGTAAACCATCTGTCACCATCAACATCTACAAAACTAGATTCGTCTGTACCATCAACGATAAAACCAAACGGGGCCATGTCTTGTTCTATCTGATTTTTTTGCTCTTCATAGAGACGCTTGCGGACATCTTGATCGGTTAGTTCTTTAAAGTAATCCTGCGCTACTAACCATGCATAGATAACAAGACACATTGCAAGGTCGTCATTACAACCCTCTTCAGCTTCAAATGAGTTGTGTTTCTGAATGAATGTTGTAAGTTCACTCATAATTTCATAATCGTTGAAGATAAGTTTATCTTCTTCAATCATTGTCTTAAGGTTTAAGCATCCAACCTTTTTAACTGCCTTAGACATCTTAACGCCAAGTTGGGTCTTCTTACCAGAAAATCCTTGTCCCACAATTTGTCCAGCACGACCACGCATCGAACACATCAAAAGGTTATTGTATTCAAGATCATAGTGAATGATTGATGCTACCTGATCACCAACATCATTGACTTCACATAAAATAAATGCATTATTATAACTCTTTGCTAAATCAACAATCACACTCGGAAATAGCATGGGTTTGATTTCGTTGTTCCGATATTTTGCAACAACTCTGTGTGGGAAATTTGTAATGTCCACCACGGTAAACGCCGAGTAATCGTTTCCAACGCCTCTGGCTACGTCCACAGTGATCAAATAGTCATGTTCTTCAATTGGATCAACATATACGTCTAAACCAGCACTACGGGTCTTTGGATGGTCATATACAAAAGTTCTGAGTTTACTTGCAGAAATTAACGTATCAACAGATCCAAGGAATTCACACTCAAACTCAACTTTAAATTGTTGTTCTGAAGTGTTTGCAATGGTTTGTTTTTTCCATTCGGAGTCACGCCCAGGAACTTCAGACCAATGAACATCAGTAAATACATATTCATTCTTACCACGTTCTGCGTCATGCCACATGCGGTAGAAATGATTCATACCATGTGGCGTTGAAACTATGATGACTTTTGTGCTTTTACCAGAAGTAATAGTAGGATAAACAGATGCAAAGAACGAGTCTGCAATATGGTTTGGAACGAAAGCGAATTCGTCGAGGAAGAGGATATTAAACGACATGCCTCTGACAGCAGACGCAGATGTAGAAGCTGCCAATATCTTACTGCCATTTTCTAACTCCAATGATCCTTTGTTCCAAGCAATAATACCTTGCTGCATCCACTTTGGTAGGTTCTCATATGCAGTTTGCAAACGATCTAAAAGTTCTCTTGCAGTCGCCGCTTTGTTTGCAAGAATACCAATATTTACATTATCATTGAATACAGCATAGTGAAGTAGATAAGAAACAACAACAGTAGATTTACCTGTCTGTCGTGGCATCTTACAAATATTAAATCTATGATTATGGAAATTATTAACTAATTTTTCTTGAAATGGATACAACTGAAAAGGTTGAAGTCCTTTATCAAGTGTTACAATTTTTACATAATTTTTTGAGAAATAAACTGGATCACTTTTACACCTAACGAATTCAAGAATTTGATCCTGTGTAAATTCAATCGCAGTATTCGCTTTTTTTAATAGCGGATTACCAAGATATACATCATTTGCCATAAAGTATTAGCAGTTCCAAGCTCTAAGTGATTTATTGATACGAGAATCTGGGTCTCTTGCTGTTTTTGCAGAAGTCAGTTTTGCTTTCATTCCCTTCATTCTAGCGCAGAACGATGCCCTACGGGGATTACCAACTTTCTTTGAAGGTGCCTTAAGGTCGCTTCCAGGATTCTCACGTTCATAGGATTTACGTCCTTTTTCATTGAGGCCTCCGCTTTTATTTTTACCTGCACTACGTTGCCAAGCAGCAACTTCTTCGATTGTCTCTTCAGTTACTTGAATCAATGGTTGCCCTGGTTCTAATTCCGAAACACTATAAGAAAGAACACTTGCGCCAGGATATACTTTTTGTATTTGATCAATTACATCTCTTCTTGTCGGCAGTTTAATTTGAGGGAAAAACATTTTATTCATATAATTTTTTCCACGCCAAGAAATGATTACGGAAATAATGTTTCCAAATGAAGGATTCAGTTTGACTGCTTCATCAACAACTGAAGGACACTTTTCTTTGCCGTGAATAGGACAGTTTTTACCATCTTCAGTATGAGTACATTCATCCTCTTCACTTACAGGGACACAATTTGGAACAATTTTTTTTCCTTTCTTTTTCATTCCAACTTGCTTATAACCATCCCAACATTTTTCATCCAATTCAAGTTCATTTAAAATTTCCGCAACTATTCCAGAGAATTGCTCAGACTTATTACCCCAGTTTGCAGCACCTTTTTTGCGACACTTAACTAGTGCTCCGGATGCATATGCAGAAGGCCAAACACTATATCTTGACTTGACCTTATGGTAGCAAGCATCTTTTTTACCGCTGCTTTTACCTTTCTTGTCTGCTTCTTCGTTCATTTTCTTTTTGCGTCCTTGACAATGAGCTTTCTGAGAAAATCCTTTAGGATTGTCACAATCTATTGATTTCTTATATTTATCTGACCACTCTTCTTTTACATCAGTCTTTACATAAGTTGGTTTTGCAGCACCGGTCTTTGCTTGTTGCCCAGGATCTGCTGCTTTTTTTCTTCTTGCTGCAGATAATCTTTCTGCCTTTGTCATGCTTGCTCTTTTTGCAGAAGACACGCATTTTGGAGTTCCTTCTCCTGGTTCATCACTTGCACATGTTCCACCAGTTACGACATTGACCCAACCAGGTTTTCCATCTTTTGATTTGGATTTTCCAAACCAATCACGAAGACCTTCTTCACTAATAGAAGCACCATTTTCTTTACGGAGCATTCCAGCTGGATCTACCATAAAACCAGCGGGAATTGGTTTACATTCTTTGTTTGTGTAACAATAATATTGACCTGCAGGACAACGACCATTTCTTTCTTCTTTATGATATTTTAGTTTCTGCATTTTTTATTTCTATTTATAAAAAAAGGGGCAGTTGCCTGCCCCCGTTAGAACTTAGTTAGTGACGAATCACTTCTTGAGTTCTTCGATTTCTGCCTTAAGCGCAGCGATCATCTCGCCTTGCTCACGTACAGCAGCGATCAGAACACCAACGAGACCATTGTAGTTAACGGTCTTATGATCATCTCCTGTCTGTACCAGTTGTGGCAGATGCTCTTCAATTTGTTGAGCGATGACACCGCAGGTCTCAGCTCCACTCGACTTCCAAGTAAAGTGTACACCTTCCAGTTTTCCAACCAGTTCGGATGCATTTTCAATTGGGTGGATGTTATCCTTCAGGTTTCTATCCGAAGTTGTATTGAAATCTGTTGAAGTAACAATACCTGAGCAAACAAGTGCATTAACAAAAAGTCCAGATGAATGCAGGTTGTTTGTTCCTGCAAATACACCATTTGTATGATGAAGTGTGACTCCCGTACCAACATTGACTTGATTACTACTTCCATCAAGTACAATCGAACTTGAACCAACGGTAAGAATACCAGTGATTCTAGCGTTACCCTCAACAATCAATGATGTTGAAAGTCCAGCATAATTACCAGTAATCTTGAGTCCACCTTGAGCATTCATATCTCCACTGAATGTGGAAACACCACTATTGCTGATAAGCAGCGAATTGAAGGTGTTTGGAGCATAACCCAGAGCAGTCTCAAGAGTTGCAACGGTTGTTGCGTCAACAGAGTTGATACCAACCAGAGCAGAAGAATTAATGAATTCTCCAGTTGCTGAGTTATATCTCACGAGTTGACCATCAGATGGCGATGTTATTGTAACATCACTAAGGTCATTCAGAGAGTTAATAGAACCACCATATGATGCAGTGTTGAATGCATAGAATTCAACAACATCTCCAGCAAATGCAGCTTCACCGAGAGTAACTGTTGTTCCATTAGTTGCAGTAAACTCACTAGGAGCAAGTTTGACACCATTGACATAAATGTCAAGATATGCAACAGTATAGGTAACATTAAATACAGTTTGGCCTGAAGTTGCAATTTGAACAGAAGTTGTTCTCAGATTTGGAAGTACACTTCCAAGAGTTGCCCAAGAAACACCAACACCAGTAGCACTAAGAATGTAACCAGATACACCAGTTGCGTTATTTGAATCCTTGATTGTTCCATCAATTTCAATATTATTGAATGTAGAAATACCAGATGCAGCATAAACATTACCAATATGAGTACCGGTTGAATTACCAGTCAGGTTACCAGTTACGTTACCAGTTAATGCACCAACAAAACCACCTGTTGAAGTTGTAACTCCAGAAGCATTAACGTTGGTAATTGACAGTGAACTTGCACTCAGAACTTCAGTACCATTAATCTTATATGATTTACCCGAGGCAAGATTGAAGTGTTCGCTTGACTTCAGTGCGGTATTGGTGTGATCATAAGTCAAAGTATTATCTAGACCAATCTTAATACCTGCGCCATCTGCAAGTGTATCAGTTGTTGCTGTTGTAGCAATGCCGACAATAAAATCACCAAGTTCAATTGTTGTTGAATTGATAACAGTTTGAACACCGTCAACAAACAGGTCGCCCTTAATTCTTACAGCACCAGTGTTATCACCAACACCCGCAGGGTCAATCGTGATAACTGAAGGACCAGTAATTGTATTGGTAGTAATACCAATTGCAGAACCAGTAGCACCAGTTGCGAACTGAGTTGCAGTAACAATACCAGTTGAATTAACGTTAACAGCAGTGATAGAACCAGTTGCAGTTACTGCTGCGACTGATGCTGTACCAGTAACGGTTGGTGATGCAAGTGTTGGTGAAGTACCAAATACAAGAGCACCTGAACCAGTCTCATCGGTTACAGCAGCTGCTAAATTAGCAGATGAAGGAGTTACTAAGAATGCGGTTACACCAGCACCAGCACTTGCAATATTTGCAGCAATGTATCCAGTACAGTTGGTCAGAGTACCACCTGAAGGAGTGCCCAGCGCAGGAGTTATCAGAGCTGGTGAGTTAGCAAATACCAGAGCACCAGTACCAGTCTCATCAGTTACTGCAGCAGCTAAGTTTGCTGAAGAAGGAGTCGCTAAGAATGTAGCAGCACCAGCAGCGAGACCAGATACACCAGTTGAAATAGGTAATCCAGTACAGTTGGTGAGAGTACCTGATGTAGGAGTACCAAGAACTGGAGTTACCAGAGTTGGAGTATTAGCAAATACATTAGCACCAGAACCAGTCTCATCAGTTAATAATGTCGCTAAGTTTGCCGAAGAAGGAGTCGCTAAGAATGTAGCCGCTCCAGCAGCGAGACCAGATACCCCAGATGAAATAGGTAATCCAGTACAGTTAGTTAATGTACCCGAAGAAGGAGTACCAAGAACTGGCGTTACCAGAGTTGGAGTATTAGCAAATACAAGAGCACCAGAACCTGTTTCGTCAGATACTGCAGAAATTAAGTTTGCTGATGTAGGAGTTGCAAGGAACGTAGAAACGTTAGCACCAAGTCCAGTGATATCTGACAGAGCAAGGTTACCACTTAAAGATCCTGCAGTAATTGCAAGACCAACAGCATTGATACCGCCAGATGTAATTGTTACACCAGAACCAATTCTAGCTGATGTAGAAGATGTAACGCCACTGACGTTCAGGTTGGTAATATTAGCACTAGTATAGGTTGCGTTAGTACCACTTAAAGTTGTAACAACACCAGTAACAATGTTACCAGTGGTTGCATTCAGAGTGCCTAAGTTACCAGTTGTATAAGTTGCGGATGTACCAGACAGTGTAGTAACAACACCAGTAACAATGTTACCAGTGGTTGCATTCAGAGTGCCTAAGTTACCAGTTGTATAAGTTGCGTTAGAACCAGAAATGGTTGTAACAACACCAGTAACAATGTTACCAGTTGCAATATTGGCGGTTGTCAGGTTACCAGTTGTATATGTAGCAGTTGTACCTGATAATGAGGTGACAATACCAGTAACAATGTTACCAGTGGTTGCATTCAGGGTTGAGGTATTTGCTGTTGCACTATTGAAGTTTGTACCAGTTAAGGTATCAGTAGTTGAGTTATAAGTTAATTCTGCATCCGTAGCTGCAGTTGTCATAACACCAGAAGTTAAACTGGTTAATACAACTCTCTGTGAACCAGAACCTGCGCTTAAGGTAGCACCGGTATTTGTTAAGTTTGATCCATCACCGACAAACGATGTTGCTGTAACAACTCCAGTAACGTTAATTCCACCAGAAGTGATTGTTACACCGGAACCAATTCTAGCTGAAGATGATGTAGTAACACCCGAAACGTTCAGGTTAGTAATACCAGCACTTGTATAAGTTGCGTTAGAACCAGAAATGGTTGTAACAACACCAGTAACAATGTTACCAGTTGCAATATTGGCGGTTGTCAGGTTACCAGTTGTATATGTAGCAGTTGTACCACTTAAAGTTGTAACAACACCAGTAACGATGTTACCAGTAGTTGCATTCAGAGTACCTAAGTTACCAGTTGTATAAGTTGCGTTAGTACCACTTAAAGTTGTAACAACACCAGTAACAATGTTACCAGTTGCAATATTGGCGGTTGTCAGGTTACCAGTTGTATAAGTTGCGGTTGTACCACTTAAGGTTGTAACAACACCAGTAACGATGTTACCTGTGGTTGCGTTCAGGGTTCCTAAGTTACCAGTCGTACTATTTAAAGTTGGAATAGTACCAATACCAGAAGCACTAATATTAGTGATACTCAAAGAGTTGCCACTTAAAACTTCAGTGCCATTAATCTTATAAGCTTTGCCAGAGGCAAGATCAAAGTTTTCGCTGGATTTAATAGATCCTGAAGTATTATTCCAAGTTAAAGTCTTTTGAATATTATCTGAACCAATTCCAATACCTGCTCCATCAAGAAGTGCATTTGTTGATGCTGTTGTAGCAACGCCAACAATAAAATCAGCTAATTGAATTGTTGTAGAGTTAACAACAAACTGAGTACCATCAACGTAAAGATCACCTTTAACTCTAACAGCACCAGTATTGTCACCAACACCAGCGGGATCAAGTGTAATAACTGAAGGACCACTAATTGTATTGGTATTGATACCAATTGCAGAACCAGAAGCACCAGTTACAAATTGAGCAGCAGTTACAATACCAGTATTATTGATATTGGTTGCATTCAAACTTGTTACAGTAGCGTTTGTACCACTCAGGTTAGTGAGAGATAAAGTATCAGTAGTTGAGTTATAAGTTAATTCTGCATCCGTAGCTGCAGTTGTCATAACAGCAGAAGTTAAACTGGTTAATACAACTCTCTGTGAACCAGAACCTGCGCTTAAGGTAGCACCAGTGTTTGTTAAGTTTGCTCCATCACCAACGAATGATGTTGCTGTAACAACGCCAGTAACGTTAATACCACCAGAAGTGATTGTTACACCGGAACCAATTTTAGCTGATGTAGAAGTAGTAACACCAGAAACGTTCAGGTTTGTGATATTTGCACCAGTGGAAGTGGTGTTTGTAGCACTGATCGTAGGAAGTGTTGAAACACCAGTAACGTTCAGGTTAGTAATACCAGCACTTGTATAAGTTGCGTTAGAACCAGAAATGGTTGTAACAACACCAGTAACGATGTTACCAGTTGTTGCGTTCAGAGTTGACAGGTTACCTGTTGTGCCATTCAGGTTCGTGTAGGTAGCAGTTGTACCACTCAGAGTTGTAACAACACCAGCAACGATGTTACCAGTTGCAATATTAGCAGTTGTTAAGTTGCCAGTAGTGTAGGTAGCAGTTGTACCACTCAGAGTTGTAACAACACCAGTAACGATGTTACCAGTTGCAATATTAGCAGTTGTTAAGTTACCAGTTGTATAAGTTGCGGTTGTACCTGATAATGTAGTAACAACACCAGTAACAATATTACCAGTTGCAATATTAGCTGTAGTAATATTCTCGGTAGTAGAATTAACAGTTGTGATATTTCCTGTAGTACCATTTAAAGTTGTTGCTGTTATAGCAGCACCAACAGCATTAATACCACCAGAAGTGATTGTTACACCGGAACCAATTTTAGCTGATGTAGAAGTAGTAACACCAGAAACGTTCAGGTTTGTGATATTTGCACCAGTGGAAGTGGTGTTTGTAGCACTTAAGTTTGTTGCTGATAAAGTATCAGTAGTTGAGTTATAAGTTAATTCTGCATCCGTAGCTGCAGTTGTCATAACACCAGAAGTTAAACTGGTTAATACGATTCTTTGCGAACCAGAACCTGCACTTAAGGTAGCACCAGTGTTTGTTAAGTTTGCTCCATCACCAACGAATGATGTTGCTGTAACAACTCCAGTAACGTTAAGTCCACCAGAAGTGATTGTTACACCGGAACCAATTCTAGCTGAAGATGATGTAGTAACACCCGAAACGTTCAGGTTAGTAATACCAGCACTTGTATAAGTTGCGTTAGAACCAGAAATGGTTGTAACA